CTCGTACGATTCGAGGAGAAGGCAGTCGTTCCCGACCCGTTGACTTCGGTCAACGATTACGAGAGCGCCAGCATTCAATTCGTTATTGATAGGCCCCTCGCGGGGTTTACCAGTACGCGGATTGATCAGTTAGTCCAAGGTTTCAAAACCTGGCTAACCTCGACGGCCGTTGGTCAGCTCTACGGACGCGAGTCCTAGAGCGACTGTTACATGGAGGTGAGTTTTGGAAGGGCCAAGATTGGCTCGGTCCCCGGGTTCGATTCCCGGGCTCACCACCAAAATTCCATGTAATGAAGGATGGTAGTGTTTACACATGGCAAGGTATTTCGTTGGTTTGATACTACACCCTCCTATATAGGAAGGAAAGTATGAAAAGCAACGTAAGTGACTGCCTCGAGTTGATGGCGTGCATCTATCGAGATGCAACCATTAGGTGTTCTACTGAAGTCTCTGATTTACGTGACCTCGATACTCTGAGATCACGGACTGAAAAGGAGGGAATGTCGTTCTTGACCATTACCCTACCAAACTATTGCAAGGCGTTTGAAAAAGCCCTTGCTGTTGGTTTTGTTGACCCAAAAGATTTCTCCGGTTTTCGAATGGAGAAGTCTCGAGCAATCCCTGCTTTCTTGCAAGGTATGCTCGGTCGCATTTTCAGTCGGGAGACAGGAAGGTTATTGAATGAAAACCCCCAAGAAACAGCTACACTTGTCGAGAGTGTTAGGCAGATCTGCCTCACATTCAAGAAAGTTCAGCTGCCGTGCACTCCCGCGAGGGAGAAAGCGGCACTTGAGAATTTCAAACAAGTTGAGCGCAACCTTCATTCGTTTAGTGTCACTACTGAAGCCCGACGAGAATTCTGTCAGGTTTCTGATATCCTATGGCATGGGATGCTTTATGATTTTCATCACGAAGATCTTGTTCCACGCCATGGGCCTGGTGCCACCTCCGAGCGTGTTGCGGGTAACCGCAAGTACGTTTGGGGTAATTGGCCTGAACGTCTCGAGCCCTTCTTTCCAATTGTTGGTTCCGCCTACCCTATGGGTGTGGTGGAATCACCTGAGGAAATCGAGAGAGTAAACGTTCAGTCCAGGGAACAGGAGCTACCTGTGAGGGTAGTATTTGTTCCTAAAACGTTGAAGGCTCCCCGTGTGATTGCTATCGAACCTTGTGCTATGCAGTATGCACAACAGGCGGTTCGTAGTTTTCTTTACAGGAAACTTGGCCAGTGGCCGTTAACTTCGGGAAAAATCAACTTCTCGGACCAAACGATCAACCAGGCCTTAGCATTGGAAGCGTCTGTAACCGGTCAGTTGGCAACAATTGATCTTACGGATGCAAGTGATCGAGTTCCACTTGATCTCGTGTGCGACATGTTATCATGCAATCCGGATTTCCGTGACTGTGTGATGGCATGTCGCTCTTCCAGCGCTACTTTGCCCGACGGGACTTCGGTTCCGAATTTGGCGAAGTTTGCTAGCATGGGTAGCGCCCTGTGTTTTCCGATAGAGGCTATGTATTTCTACACAGTAGTTGTAGTGTCTCTGTTGAGAGCACAGAACCTTCCTATATCTGTTGGTAACATATACCAGGTTACTCGACAGGTATACGTGTACGGGGACGATATAGTGGTCCCTGTTGCGAATGTAGAAAAGGTCCTTGAAGGTTTGCAAGAATACAATTGCAAGCCAAACCCTGCAAAGACTTTCTTTACTGGAAAGTTTAGAGAGTCGTGTGGGGTAGATGCGTATGATGGGTATAGCGTTACGCCAACCTATATCAGACATATGCTTCCCTGTGACCCCCGTCAGGCGTCAGAAATAGCGTCTTTGGTATCAACCAGGAATCTCTTTTACAAGAGAGGTTTCTGGGCGACCGCCTCGTTCATCCAGAAATGGGTGGATGACCTTGTGGGCCCTTTGCCTTACTTGGAAGATGACTCTGATGGTCTTGGGTACACCTCCTTCTTAGGTTCTCGCTCCGTCGGAAGATGGAATCGAGATCTACCAAGGTTTGAAGTGCGAACCTTTGGTGTGAAGACTCTTCGTCGCACTGACGAATTGAACGGTTACCCGGCACTTGCGAAGAGCTTACTGAAACTTGAGACTTTGGTCTCAGGCGAAGATAGCTCTCCGTTTGATGTGACGGTACTGCGCGGCGCAGTTACACTAAAACGCCGTTGGGTCCGCTCCTAATAGAGCGGGTGAAGCTTAGCTTCGAAAGCAG